GTATATTCATCAACCCCGTTTTACACGGGTCACATTCTTATGGATGGTTCAGACTTTATAAACTTTAACGGTGCAGATGATCTAGTGATCCACCATTTCCATTCTGGACCCAAAAAATTTGTACAAGATATTCGCGTTGAATTTTTCTACATGAGTCACGGTCGTCTCATTCCATATGATTTTAGAAATCAAGATCATGTACTGAAATTTGAAATTACCTGTTCCACCGATAAATTAGAGGGACTATCAAAAGTCCCAATCGAGACTATAGAGGAAGAATCTATAAGCATTCCTGAGGTGAAGAATGTTTATAGATGGAAAAGAGAATACACCTACATTGTATTGATCGTTATATTTGGACTCCTCCTCATATTTTTCATGAAAGGTGGGCGTCGAGGGTATCGAAGGAAAATTACCGAGTGATCGCATAGACTGGCTGCGCTGGCTTCTGGACACGACCATTGATGTTCGAGATCACGAGATAGACAATCACAGAGAGGAGGGAGGTGAGAATGGCGATGAGCGCGTACTGGGTACCACCATTCTTGGGGACCTTAATGAGTTGGGTAATCGACCAACGGATGAAATCCATCCAAGACATGGCCGCCGCGAAGGAGAAGCCACCAACGATGGAGTTGAGGGTCTGGGTCTGAAGCTCTTGGGTCACGAGATCGACAGTCTTGATAGCAGAGGAAACGGCGGACATTGTATATAGTTTATCCTGAGAAAATTATTCAGGTAACAGCTCCTGCTTTTCTACGACTTTTTTGAATTTTTTCTTTTTTATTGTTTTCATTTTCGAAAATAATTCTTCATCATCTGAAGAATCTTCACTAGAACTGGATCCTGATTCATATATTTTGAATTTAGTATTTGAAAAAGACCATCCTTCGGGTTCAGAGGTGCCCATTACTATTAATAGCATTTTTTAACATCTGTTCTGCCGGATTTTGTGGCACCCAACTCTCCCATTGGTCATGAGCTTGATTCATGAGGATGAATTTTTCCTGGTCTCCCGAATATCTTTCAAAAGGTGGGCAATCCTCTTCTGGAACTTCTTCGATATCGTCCTCGTCCTCGTCCTCGTCCTCGTCCTCGTCCTCGTCATAAATTTCAGGAAACAAACTTCCAACATTTTGACCCACTGTATTCATCGCACAGTACTTAGTCGCATATTCCATGTCCTCTGGGAGTATAATGTTCCTCCCACAAGCTTTGGAATATTCGGCCGCTAAAACGACACTGTTTTCCATCACAGGCATCATAATGTCAATCATGGAGTTCATGTATTGTTCTGCCATGGCAGAACCATCACCACCGAATCCGGTTTGCATGTTCATTTTAATGTTTAATTTTAAAAAGAGTTTTGCCAATTCCCTCACTTACACGGAATGTGTTGTAGCTTAGGGCGTAGACTCGAATTTGTCTTTTAAAAAATGGACATGCGGTGAGACTTAGGTTTAAAATTTGATCTTTTACGAGACTGAAATTAATTTGCCCGGTGGGATACCATTCCTCTGGTTGGAGAGCGAAACTATACGAATAAAATCTCCTAATCAATTGAGTCTTTGAGTGGTGAATTCCCCCCTGTATAGCTTTGAGGAAAGTGACGGTCCCTGTATCTTCTGTGATGATGTCCTGATCATCAAGGGTGAGTGTCAAGTAATCAAGATTTTCATAGAGGATGAACTTTCCATCCTGTACATTTGACGTGTTGTCGTAATCGAAGATGGTGACAAAGTTCCCCTGTATTGTGGTGTCTGCCTCTACATTTACATTACTTCCCTGTCTCTGGATAACGAAGTAGAGTTCCTTGATTGGGTTTGTAAAGTCCAACTTGAATTTTCCAGAATTTACACCAACACCAACATTAAAGACATTCTGTTGAAGCTGCGTGATCAGGTAGTCTGTGGGTGTATTTTCAATCTTAATACGTTCTACACAATCTAAGAAGACAACTTCTGTGCAGAGTTGAAACTTTTTCAGATTGAGAGTTTCCTGTAAAGTGTTGTAGCTTCCATCACCTTTAATGACCAGTTCCTGTGCGTGTCTCAGTTTAAACTCGATTTCAACTTCCTGTTTGTTAATAGCACACAGGGGCACTGCAAGTTTGGGATTTCCATAAAAATAAAATGGAAGATCGACAAAGAAACTTTCGTCAGAATCCAATCCCAATGTACCATTGATTACGATACCGGAGTTACTAACCACCTCACCAACTCTTTTGTCTGACGTTTGAAGTGGGTACTTACCCACAAGTTGTTCGAGGGCGCTTTGTTTGGTTTGGGTGACATTATGCTCCGAATAAATTTGGAGATAGTCACTTGTCAATCGCTGAACAACCTCACCACCCACGATGAGATCTACGTATTCTATAATTGCATGTGCAACTGATTCGATGTACATCGTCGTGCTCGTGACTATAATTTCGGGAAGGGTCATCCTTACACTCAACGTCTTGAGAAGATCACCTTGATTTTGGGGAATTTTGAATCGTACAATCTTTCCAAAATTAGCTTCATTTTCTGGATCTATATCAATAAATTCTGTAGAAAAATTTGAGTGTTTTTTGAAACTTTCCACAAAAAAACTGTAGTCTGGATCTAATGTGAAAAATCTCTCTTGGGGACCAGAAGCCAAGAGTTGGACTTGTCCAGCCATTACTACTATATCCATCTAAAATTTTAATCCAGCTAAACCACTCTCAATCCTCAATACATTGTAATTCAGTGCATATACACGTGTATCGTTTTCAGATACAGTTTCGATTGGGTTAATTTCAATTGTAAAAAGTTTATGAGATATGCGACTCATATTCACCTGACCGGTTGGATAAGGTACCGCAGGATTGAGAGAAAATGAGTACATACCGAATTTAGATGGACCCAGGCGAGGATTCAAACCGTTAAACGTTTCGGTCGTGAAAGTGAGCGCCGATGGAGAATTTATATGGTATTTGAGCGGTTGTTCGTAACAAAGAAAGAGTCCATCCCTGCTGAAAACGATTTCATTGTTGAATCGTAGTTCGACATTTACGATTTCATTATAGTAATTTGGTATATTGTTTGAAGAAGCCACTTTATTTTGAGAAACGAAGAAGATTTCTTTGACGGGGTGATGGAAGTTGAGCATCACAGACTTTTTGTTTTCACCAGCTTTCATCTTAAACTTGGACAACTGCACCTGTGTGATGACATAGTCCAGGGGTCTGGACATGAGGTACCCCCTCTCCTCTGGTGTGACATATACAAACTCTGTATCCATCGAAAACTTCGTGATCGAAGCTGTGACATCTGAAATACCACCTGCATCTGGTGCTCCGAGATTTCTCACAAGTTCATTGAGGGGTCTCGTTTTGACTCTCACCTCGACGAGTTGTTTTGTCAGAGCGCATGTAGGTATAGCCAAGGAAGGATTCCGGTAAAAATAAAATGGAAGACACAGGAAATATGTATATTCACCCGAGTAGCTCAGATAGTTTCCGTGACCATTCAGGAAATACATCGTCTGATTAATATCATCAATTGTGTTATGAAGTTGTTGGTGCATGTAAATGTATTCGCCTGTGATTCTCTCGATGAGTTGTCCTCCGATGAGAAGTTCGGCGTACTCGATGAGATGAGTTATTATTGATGGTGACCAGACCATATCGTTTTCACCACCATCATCCGGTTGGGGGTCGGAGAGAGTTATCTTCAACGTCATATCTCTGATGAGATCACCTTTATCATTTGGAACTCTACATTCGATTACCTGCCCAAAGTCGATGTTCCCATCAAACTGACTCTCCACAAAGTCGAATGAAAATTTAGTGTGTCTCTTGTAATTCATCAGAAAGTACGAAAATTGTGGCTCACCTGTGAGCCACTCGTCTTGTATCCCAGTGGCAGCGAGCCTCAGACGGCCAGCCATTCCTACTCTATATGAGTAAAATTTTGCTAAATAAAACGAGACACTACAATAGAATGAATCTCCAGTTGAGGAAATTCAAACCAGAGGGAATAGCCGACGATAAAGTTTGTGTATTCATCGGTAAGCGAAATACAGGTAAATCCACCCTCGTGAAAGACATAATGTTCCACAAGAAGCATCTTCCAGCCGGTATCGTCCTCTCGGGGACAGAGGAAGGTAACCATTTTTACTCTGAATTTATTCCAGACCTCTTCATCTATGGTGACTATGACAGAGACGCGATAGAAAGGGTCATGGCGAGGCAGAGAAAATTGGTGGGTGCAGGAAAAGAAAACTGCGGAGCCTTCATGCTCCTGGATGACTGTATGTATGACTCAAAGTTCCTCAAGGATACGTGCATTCGACAGTGTTTCATGAACGGGAGGCACTGGAAGATCTTCTTCATGCTCACCATGCAGTACGTCATGGACCTTCCACCCGCACTTCGAGCTAATGTTGATTACGTCTTCATCCTCAGAGAGAATATCATCCAGAATAGAGAAAAGTTGTACAAATCCTTCTTTGGGATCTTCCCCTCCTTCGACATGTTCTGTAAAGTGATGGACGCCTGCACAGAAAACTATGAGTGTCTCGTGTTAGACAATACGGTAAAGTCTAACAAGATTCAAGATTGTGTGTTCTGGTACAAGGCGACCGTCAGGAAAAACTTCAGGGTTGGTGGTCCAGATCTATGGAGACTCCACAAGAAGATGTACAATCCCAAACATCTACAGCAGAAGGAGGATGATGCCAAGAAGGCGACAAAGAAGACGAATCTCAAGATTACAAAAACCAGATAATTGCGTCGGTCGGCGTCGAAGAAAAAGTACGGGACTATTAAATGGCTTCCCCCCAAGTGAATACCATGAATTTGTCGGATGATGGTGAGGGAATGGTCCCCCTCAACGATAATCCATCTGTGGCTTTTACACCTGAAAAAAATATGAACCAAAGTAAAGAGACAACGATGGATTCTACCCCCATTAATGATATTATGATGGAACCCCCAATGATGACCGACGAGCCCAGGATGCAGGGTATGATGCCCCAAATGACTGCCCCACAACCACAGGGTGCCTATGTTGCCCCCACCCCAGCCACG